TAATTACTTTTGGTTTAAATTTTTTGGGTTCTCCCTGACCTAAATAATCTTTTAATTCTGCTTCAGCTTGTGGTATTGTTGCATAAATACATTTTCTACCTCCTATACCACTTGTACTGTAAGAGGGATTATCATATTCCAAATCTATCCAAAATAAAAAATATTTAACTTGAATTTTATATTTCTCTTTTTCTATTTGAACTATTCTACCTTTCATACTATCCTCAATTATTTTTTATAACATCTATCTGCTGTAGCAGTTAGTTCAGAATTCTTTGTTAAATACTCTTTAATTAAGCCCATTGTACTCATGTATAATTCTTTTCCTTCCCTACCATATGATTCAAAAAGCTTATCAGCCCATAGTTCACTTTGGGTTAAATGATGTTCTACCGCCATAAGTCTACTATAATTTTCTGCTTTTGTTAAACACTTATCCTTTATACCAAAAATTAGCTGACATAAAAATAAACACAATGATTTCTTATCTTCAGTTTCTTCTATATTGTTTAGCTCTGATTTTTTTCTATCTTCATAATCAACTTCGCTGCCATCCTCAAAGATGTAATTTAACGTGTCAACAGCACCCTTAATTACTGTTCCCTCTTTTGTTTTTCCTATATTTACTTCACCAAAAAAACTATGCTCAAATTTTCCGAAGATACTTTCGTAGATTTTTTTTATTAAAAATTGTCCAAATGATACTGTAATAATAAAGTCATCCTTTTGCTTATACCTTATAGTTAACAACATACTAGATGTGTGTGCATAGTAATCTAATGCGCCTTCAAAATCATGTAATTTATTTGAGAAGTGTTTTTTAAGTAGACTCTTACTATAAGATATTAATATTGTATACATCTGTTCAAGATATTTATCATTCCTATTATCCGCAAAATAATTATCCTGTAATTTTCTTAATATTCTCTCAGTCTCAGGAAGCATTACATAACTCTCCCCACATGAGGGGCAAGTAAAATTACTCTCTTGCCACTCTCTCCTTTTCTCAGGGTCAATCATACTAAATTTATGATTACATAGCTGGCAAGTAATAGGCTTACCTTTTATCTTATCTGGTTTATCTTCTATTAAAGTTTCTAACATTTAGTACTCCTTTTAAAATAAAAAAATCAAGTATATAACATTAGTACATACTTGATTTCTGTTTAAAAATAAAATTTTAATTTTTAAAAACTAGCAATAACTTGACTCTGAGAAACTACATTCTCCTCTATCCTCAAGATATGCCATTACATGATGCCTGGGAAGATTTACCATTTCTGCGATTCTTCTAGCACTTTTAATACCTTTTTCCTTTTTGCTACCCATCCACATAGATAGAACTGTTTTTTGATCCTTTTTTGAAAGCTTTACTTCTGTTGGTCTGGCCATTTAAAATCTCCTTTATTTATAAATATATAAAAATCTCTATAACGAGAAATTTAATCTTTAAAATGCCCCTCAGCTTTAAGTTCATCTAAAACATATTCCCTATCGCTTGAAGAAAGTTTTCTAAAATCGTGATCATTTCTAACTAATTTGAATGAGCCATATTTAGCTTTAAATTCCCCTATAAGTTCATTTAAATCTTTTTTATTTGTTTCTTCAAATTTATAAGGGTTATATCTTTTCATTATTTACCTCAATTTTATTTTATATTCATGTTTACTTGGGAATACAGAAGAACCTACTATATTGATATCTGATAAAGATTCTTTAGCATTAGAATTTATTATAATTATACCATGTATACAATCTTTACCTTGATATATCCCTTTGAATTCTTGTTTGCTTATAGTATTAGATATGAAGGATAGTCCTTCAACTTTTACTTTTGTTTCTCCTATAATTATATTAAATTTAGAAATATCCTTAGTTCCTGTTAAATCTGTATATACATCAAACATCATTGATTTAAAATAGGAAAGACCTTTCTTAATATAATCATCTTTATAATACATATACTCTTCTGCTTCGCTTAATTCTCTCTTGTATCTTTTCATTATTTATACCCTAAAAAATTATATTTTATTTATTAGTAAATACAACTTATAATATTAACTAATAAATGTCAATCTTTTTTTAATTTATTTCAATTAATTTTATTCCATAATTATTAATACCTTGTTTTTTAATATAATCTTCTTTAAATATTAATTTATTTTTTTGAAAAATAGTATAATCTACATAATGATGTATGCGATTAAATTTCCATTTAATCTTAGCTATATCTGGATGCATTTCTTTTATCATTTTTGATTTATTATATGTTCCATCATTTTTATAAAAATCTTCATTATTACCACCATATAATTTTTGAGTAGTTAATTTTTCTTGTAAAAACATAACAAACTGTATAGTACACCAACCATCTTTTAAAATTCTTAAACTTAAATCTGTATCTTCATTATATCGACCCCTCCATCTATATGGAATATCATTTCTTATTAAATTACAAGAATATATTCTAGTATTAAGAATATAAGGTGGATGGTCATATTTACGCGGTACAAACATATAATAATCTGGGCCAGACATAGCAATATTTTTATATCTTAAACAAAAATCTTCCATTATTTTAAAAATAATACCAGTATGACTTATTATCTGTCTATTATCATTATGTATTTTAAAAGACATTATATTATCATCCATTACCCAATGCCAATCAAATCCATTTTTGATACTATGATCCCAAGCAAAGTTTCTAGCTGCTCCTGGACCTTTACTCTTAGTATAACCTAAATCATCAAAAGTATCATATTCATCTTGGTATTTTTTATCCAAAATAAGTAAAGTAACATATTTATTATTTTGATAAGCATATTTATAATTTTCATATTGCTGTTCTTCTACAATAATATAATGATTTAATCCCATAATACTAAGATTATCACTGGTATACCCTTTAATATCCCATCTTCCCTTGGATGGAATATATATTGGAAATTGTGGTTTATTTATTTTCATCTATATACCTTAAATGTTTTACTATATCATTTTCTTCCTTAGGATACCATACAGATTTAGTTTTTTTAGATAATGGTTGATTTATTAATTTAGAAAATTCTTTCATATCTTCATAAGTTTTAAATGATACCATTATTTGATATTTAGCGGAAAGATCTTTACTGATATATTCTGGCATATCTTGCCAATGCTCTTCCCATTCGGGAATAGATTTTTTAACTTCTAATTTTTTAAAAAAATTATTATTTTCCATTTATAAATTCCTCAATATTTTTTTCTGTAATCTCTTTTGAAAACCCCCATATATCACCAAGCTCTACTTCGGCTAAAATAGGAATTGAATAATCAAATACTTCCATATTCTCTTTTAATAAAAAAAATAATTGTTCTATCTCTTGCTTATAGATATATCCACCCTCACTATCATGAACACAAAAAGCTAATTTAGTTTTTAATTGTAATTCATTTAATCTATCATAAATTTTTCTAAGTGATTTATAAACTATGAGAGCTTCACCTCCTTGTGCCCCGGCATTAACAGCTATATTTTCTAATTTAGAATAATGTGATTTTTTCTCTTTTGATAAATTCTTACCTTTCATTAGTAATTCAGGTAGATGTCTTCTTAAACCTGGAAATATAGGACAATCTATATAACCTTGTTTACTTGCTAATTCTTGTGCATCTTTCATATAAATTTTTAATTTAGGATATTTTATAAAAAATTTATTATAGAGATCAGTGGCTACAGTTAGATACTTATTTTCTTTTTTTATTTCTTTGTCAACTATAATTTCTAAATTATATGTTTTTATATATTCATTAATTTGTTCCTCATTCCATTCTTCTCTTATTTTAGTTTGAAATGAAAAAGGTGTAAAACAAAAAGCAAAAGCCAAATTATTGGTTTTACCATTATATCTCATAGTATAATAAGGTTCTTCTTTTTTATGTTTCATAAAATATTCTAAACTAATATTTTTTTTATCATGGCAAAAAAATTCATATCCAGAAACACTATGTAGATCACCCCCTTGATTAATAAAAGCATCTATCATATTTTCATCTTTAGAATATATTGCCATAAGTCTTAATTGAAATCCTGAATAGTCTGCTTCAAAAAAATAATAATCTTCGGGAGCAATAAATATTTTTCTAAACTCTTCTAGCTTCGGAAAATTTTGAAGATTTGGATGGAAAGAAAGCGAACGCCAACTATCTGTTAAAGCTGGCATAATATTCCCATGAACCCGTCCATCAGACATTATATATTTATATATACCTTCATCTTCCTGCTCTATTATTTTCCCTTCTGTTTGAAAAAGTAAATTATAGTTATCACTTATTGTATTATTAATATCTCCTATATAAGTAGAATCCATTTTAGATATTTTTCTATACTCTAATATTTTTTCCGCTATTTTAAATCCTTCTTTCTTCCATTGTAATAATAATTCCTCACCTGTTTTATAAAAACCTTTTTTAACTCTACCATGATCAGGTAATCCTAATTTTTCTAATATAAAACCTAATTCATCATTAGAAGCAATATTAAATTTTTTACCTGCTAATTCATAAATTTCCTGTTCAACTTTATTTTGTTTTTCTACTAGTTCATCATGATATTTTTTTACATATTCTTTATCTACTAAAAGCCCCTCTTCTTCCATTGATTGAAATACAGGGATAACGGGTAATACATAATCCCTATATAATTGATAAGTTTCTGACTGTCTATGAATTAAATATTTATGTAAAAATTCTTTTAGTCTATAAGTTACTATTCCATCTAATGTAGCATAAGGAAATAAAATGTCTTCGGGTATATCTAAATAATTTTTAACTTTATATTTTTGTTTATAATTATCTAAATCATCTTCATATCCACCAAAGCCAATAAACCATGACAGAACTTTTATACTATTACTATCTCTCTCAGTATTCATTAAATGGAATATTAAAGGGATATCTTCATCAACATGATAACCTTTTATTCCTATTCTATTTAATACCTTACAATCATATTTCCCGTTTGCCCAAATCTGATAAATATTATCAAGCCATATAGAAAGTTTTCTTTTATTAATTATAGACTCAGGAATATAATAACCTGTAATACCATCAAAAGAAACTTGTAGGCAACCCATTTTAAAATCATCAATAAAAACATTTAAACTATTTGTCTCAGTATCAAAAGCACCTTCTTTTTCATCCTTATGATCTTCTATAAATTTGTTAAAGTCTGTTACTTTTTCTAATTTATATTTAGACATTATAAATTTTTCAGATTCATAATTTTCAACATGCTTCTTTGCAAATTCTAATTGTTTTGTAAAATGCAAATATTCAAAAGTATCAAATTGAAATATATCATGTATAAATCCTGAAGGATATATTCTACCTTTCCATTTTGATTTTATATGTGGTAAAAAATAAGTTTCATTAAATAAAAATTCTCTAAATTCTCTCCATGAATCAAATACAGAACTTTTAGTAAAGTGCATAAAAGCTTTACCAGTAGTAATAACAACTTTAGGATTATATTTATTTATATCAAAACATTTACAATAAGAATATGTAGCATAAAAGGGGCTAGGAATTTCATAACTTTCTGTTCTACATCCAATAGCAGGGGTAATTACAAATCTTTTTATACCTTTACTTTTAATTAAAGTATAAAGTTTATCTAAATCTTTTTCTTGTTCTATTGTGTCTGTTAAAAATAAATAATCAATGTTAGATAAATCTCTAAGATCACTTCTAATTTCAGGTTTCTCATTTCTTAATATAACTTTTAATTTTTTATTTTTAACCGCTTGTTCTATGGGGCATAGATCACAATAGCTTCTCTTCTTAAAAAAATCTTGTTTAGGTTGTAACATTAATACTCCTTAAATTTAAAACTATAATTATTAGTCTATGAAATTAAGTCAACTATTTTTTATTTGATAATAGCATACTTCATTTAATATTTTTTCTTCTTTTCTATTAGGACTTATATTTTTAATTTTATTCAAAATTATTTTATTTTTAAAATATTTATTTCCTATTTCATTTTCAATATCAAAATAAATTATATCATTAGAATTAAAATCTAAAATTGAAAACATTTTTTCTAAATCATTAATAGACCAATTGTTGTGATTTGCCATTTCATTTATTTGATAAGGTGGATCTAGTAGATATATACTGTCTTTAAAATTTAAAATATTAAAAGCATTATTTGATAATTCTATTCTATTTACTATTTGTTTTACTTTATCTAAAGACATTTCAAAATTTATACATTTATACTCTGAGATATAACGACTCCCATATCCTTGATTAAATCCATTATTACCAAATCTATACATAGAATTTACACAACAATTAATTAATATTAATAAAGCAAAACATTCTTCTTTACTATTTGTTTTCCATAATATGGTATTAAAATATTCCCTAAAAGTATAGTAACCTTCATAAGAGGAAGGATTATATTCATTTATAATTTTCTTTGCATACTGTGTAAATTCATTTTTATCAATATTATAAAAGACTTGATTAAATATATTTAATAAATTTGTATCAATTTCAGCAAGATAGTATTTATTATAATTTTTTCTTAAATTTAATAAAACTTGTGCAGAACCTAAAAAAGGCTCAACATAAATATTTTTATTTGACTTATCTAATAAATCATTTATTAAATTTATATGAACTAATTTATTCCCCATGTAAGGAAATAGTTTTGTAATTATTTCTTGCTTTTTAAAAAAATTATTAGACATTAAAACTCCTTAATTCTAACTTAATAATAAAACATTCTTTGCAACAATTTGTAAATTAGTATTGTAGAAGTCAAGCACTTCTTTTATATCAATATTCATTTCTTGACTGGCTTCTTCAGGTGACTTAATCCATCCATTCAATCTGCCTGCTTCTATGTTTAATTTCTTAATAAATTTCTGATTCATCTTACAATGTATGTTACCATTTTTATAAGCTCTTACTTCCATGAAAATTTCATCATTATAAGTAAATTCTATTGCTTTGCCAGATGCCCATTGAAAGTTATATGAACTTTGATCTACATTAAATCCTAAATTTTTAGCTATTGTAATAATATCATTTATTCTACTATGTGTATCAGTATGTAATCCTTTAGGATAATCATATTCTCCAAAAGAACTTGAATTAAAATTACTATAGCACTTAAATATTAATCTATAATCTAAAGAGTAATGACTAAAATCTTTAACTTGATTATAACGCCATTTATCAGTTATTAATCTTTCATTTGATTTATAATTTATTACATTCTCTTTATCTGACATCCAAAGATACACTTGTTTAAGCTGATCATTAATACAAAAATTAACATTTTTTATAGCCCAAATTACTACTGCATAAACATTACTAGAGGTAAAATCAATTGAAGTATGACTTGTTAGTTTATCTAATAATTTTTTTCTACTGTCTTTTGTAAGTCTATTAGTAATGGTTTCAAGATTGTCAAAAAGTTCATGCCAGTATAAATTTTTAAGTCCCTCTATTTTTAATTTCAATCCTGCTTTTATTCCATTTATATTTATATCCAATTCTTGAAATATTTCAGGATCAAGTTTTTCTATTGCTCTATAATTATCTAATAATTTTTCAAAATCTTTATTATAAAGTTCTTCTAATCTCTCTATAAGATTTTGTCCTTTAATTAAATTATTTTTTATTTCTACTTGCTTTTCTTTTTCTTTATTATAATTATATTCTTTTTTATTTGCTTTTATATCAAAAAAAGAATCAAACCAAATATCAAAAGGATCAACTGGGAATTCTTCCCTGCTATAATGACTATCAGCATATTTAGATTTAAATTTTATTATATCAACTTTTGCTCTTGCTTGTCTAAATTCTGATTCTATAAAATCTGTTGAACCTATTATCTCATATTTAAGATGTCTTTGTTCTATTATACTTAAAATAGATTTATTATTTTTCCATCTTTCGGGTATTACTAAATAAATATATTTACAATTAGCTTCTTTGATTATTTTTTCTGCCCATAGCTCATACTCAGAGTAAGGGGGGTTACAAAAGATAATATCAACTTTTTTATCAATCAATGTTTGTTGATTAAAATCTGTGCCTACAACAAATATATCTGATTCTAGTTCATTCAAAAGAATATTAGATTTTTCAATAGCATATTTTTGTATATTATTTTTTTCAGTATATAGACTTTCTAATACTTTAAAAAAATTACCATTACCTGCCCCTATATCAAGTATAGAGTAATTATAATTAAATGTTTTATTTATTTCTTTTTGTACTATTTTAACTATTTCAGTGGTTGTAGGATAAAATTCAAAATCCTGATCATTTTCTTTTAGTTGCTTTACTAATTTATTCATAGAATAATTCTCCTAAATTTCAATTAAATTCACTATAAATAAACTAGTTTTATTTGTCAACTATTATTCTACCCATTTATAATTTATTGCTAAAATACTATTATGAAGTAGATAACCTAATAGGGTATACAATATATTAGCATCAATATTGAAATGTGCTATATCTCCCACTTCACCTAGAATTACTATTTCATCATCATCTATACCAAAAGCAACATTATTTTCTTTTATATAAGTTTCATAGTAATCTTCATTACCATCTCTTACCCAACCATTAACTGTTATAAATTCTATAACTCTTTCTTTCATTATTTTATTATTCATAGATATTTTTCCTTTTATTTTTAAAATCATTTAAATTTTCAGGTTTATATTTTTTTCTATCTTTTGAATCTGATTTCCAATTTTTAAAATCTAAAATATATTTTTCATACCAAGATAGATTTGTTTTTGGATCTATTCTTAAAGCTTCTTCAAAAGTTTCATAATAATCTCCTGGTCGAGGTTTTATCTTATTCATAGATATTACCTTTAATTTTTTGATCTCCATAGTTGTAATACCATTCAAATAGACTAATTGAATCCTTTTCTCCTTTTATAAAAGCTTCTAATCCTTCCTCACCATCTAAAGTAATAATACCTATAAAACCTTTATAATAATGATCTCCATTGTAATAATTATATACTTCTACTTTATCATTCTCATAAATTTCTAAATCTCCAATCTTTATACACAAGTCTCTTGATATTAATTCATGCTGACTATAATATACAGGTAATCCATTTTCTTCTATATCTGTTAATGTCCAATATTTTAAAATAATTTCATTTGTTGACTTTTGTTTATAGACATATCTAAATTTAATATCCTTCATATACTATCTCACAGGGCATTTAGTTTTAAAATCTTCAAGTGTAGAATAGTCATTCATCTTTTCATACTTATTATATAGCTCATCTACCCTATCAGGAACTGTAGCATCAAATAAAAATGTATCATTATCTGCTTTTAGATCAATAAGTTTATCAAAATTTTTTTCTACAATACCACTACCCTTATTTGTCATAAATTTTACACACAATGTATTATATTCTAATTCTATTTTATTTAAATCAACTTGCTTATTACAATATATAATAAAGATTGCTATTATAAATATCAAACCTATTACTATACTTAATATAGAAATGAATTCTAATATATTTTTTAAATCCCCGTTTCTTCTATTGTCTAATTTTTTATTGCAAAAAATCAATACACCTATACTTATTAAAATTAAAATTATTCCTATTATCATTTTATTCCTCCTCACTATAAATCAATTCTGACCACTCTACCCTATAATTACTATATCTCTGAATATTACCATCCCCACGCTGAATATAAAAATATCCTTCTTCTTTCAATTTATTTTTTTTAGAAAAAACAGATTCAACTCTTTGACCTATTAAAATAGTAGCATAATCTTTTACTTTAAATTTGTAAACTTTCATATCACTTTTTACCATGTTTCATAATCTGTAATATCTTTTTCTATGTCTTCACATTTTATAGGTACACTCACACCAATACCACTCGTTCTTACCCATCTGACCCAAATTGATTTATCTCTGTATTCCTTAGGAAGTTTCCTTACAAATTTAAAATAATTTTCTCTTTCAATATCCTGCAACCCTTCGGGAGAATTTACAATAATATCATGTGTTATTTTCATCTTATACTCCTTTCTATTTTATAGTCTATTCTTTCATCATCTTTATAAAATCCTTCATTCTCCCAAGGAAGAAAATCATCATTGGAAGTAGGTTGTATACACTCTTGACATTTACAATTTAAACAACCATCTATTTTATCCCAATTATCTTTACAGTATTTAATATCCTCATCCGAAGATACATATTTTCTTTTATAAGCTCTCTGTCTTCCATCTTCCCTAGCTAATACTCTTCTATAAAGTTGAAAATAATCTTTTTGATAATTATTTTGATATTCTTTATTAAATTTATCTTGGTGCTCCTTACATCTTTTAGTTCTTCCATCCATTTTCTTTACAATTACTTCACAACCACAATCAACACAATATATGGATTTAAACTCCATTCTACACTCCAAATATTATTTTTATATTACTGCTATTAAATTAGCAAACATAAGCTCTCTTTTACAAGAACAACATAGATGACTTACAGGTAATTTGTCAACTTCTTTTTTTGATAAAAATTGTCTGATAAACATTCCATCATTTTTCTCTGTAATTTTGTTATTACAAATTTCACATCTCGCCATAATAGATTCTCCTTAAATTTTAATTAACTTCTATACTTATATTATCGGCAAGTTATAGAAATACCTTTACACTTTTTTTATTAAAATTAAAATTTTTTATTTCTCCCTAATAGCATTTGCTGGGCATTCAAATTTATCAATACAGGTTTTACAATCTATACATAAGCTTTGATTTATAATACTTTGTGCATACCCCTTTTCTATAGTTTTAAGATCATTAACTTCTATAGCACCTACGGGGCATTCTTCTAGGCACATTCCACAGCTGATACAATCCTTCGTAATTATTGGCATTTTAAAATCTCCTTAACTTTTTATATATTCAAAAAATGGTACAAAACATTTTGGAAATCCCTCTTTTTCTTCTTTAGGATTTTCTATTCTACAATCATATACTTTACATATTAATCTATATTTACACACTAGTCTAGCATCTCATTAAAATCTAACCAATTCTTTTCTACCATTAATAAACCTAAATATCCAAAAGTATCTGCTACATCATTTTTAGATAATATCTCTCCATTCATAATCCTTTGTAATTTCTCATCCAATCTTGAACATATAGGGTTATTAGGTTCTATTTTAGAAAATATTTTTAATGGATTTATAGCACTATCCCCATATCTTTTATTCTTCTCTTTAAGAAATTCACTAAAATTTTTAAATAGTATTTCTATTTTATCTTGTGTATTATTTTCCATTATAGTCTGTATTAATTTAAAATATCCTAAATCTATATAAAAATCATAATTATATTCCATTCCCCCATTTTCCAGTGTAATATAATTATGCTTATATACAAACGTAATGGCTTTAATGGTATGCTCTTCTCCTTTATGAAATAAAATTTTATTACCTACAACATCACCATTACTGTCTAAAACAGGAGTATCTTTTAATATTTTTATTTTGTCATTAACTTGGGGTTTTCCTGTCATTTGTTTGTACTTCCTATACCACCAATTCTTTTATTAGACATTGGGCAGTCATCATCAGTAATAAAATATTGAAATATCGTACCTTGACAAAAAGCTTCAAACTTTTTAAGTATTTGATCTGTTTCTCCATAATTATATAAACAGATACCTATATTACCATCATTAGTTTCATTATTATAATAATCAGAATCTATTTTTCCTACTATATTTTTAAGCATGATATTTTTTTTAATTCCATATGAACTTCTCATTATAATTTCTAAAACTTTATCTTGAGGTAGTTTAACTTTAATATCTGTCCATATCATAATTTCCTCTTTAGGATGAATTACTATATCTTCTAAAAGAAAAAAATCATATCCAGCAGAACCATTGGTAGCTCTTATAGGAAGAATAACATCAATATCCTTTTTCTTACGAAACTCATTTTTAACTACTTCAAATTTAATCATTTAATTCTCCTAAAATATTTTTAATTCTGTCTAGCTAGGACTCGAACCTAGGACTACTTGTTTAACAGACAAGTGCTCTACCAACTGAGCTACTAGACAATTTGCCTACAGAGGGAGTTGAACCCTCACTACAGGGATTTTAAGTCCCTTAACTCTGCCAATTGGTTTACATAGGCTTTTAAAATTACTCAAATCTTATTGTTTTTCCTTTAAACAACAATCCCTCGCACACAGTTCCTTCAACAAGATTACCTTTTATATTTCTTGCTTTAAATCCAGTATGATACCAATCATCTTTAGAACAAGATAACCAATTATATCCTGTCATTTGTATTTCTGTATATCCTTCATTATCTAAAAATTTAGATACATTTTCGGAATTAGTACAGGATACAATAAATAAACAAATACACAATAAAATAAATTTCTTCATATTAATCCCCTAATTATTTATATAAAAAACTTATATAATTCATACTTAATTTTGTCAACTACTTTTTTAAAAAATTCTTTTAAAACTATTAACCAATCTTTAAATTTTATATCACTGAATTTTTGGAATATTATCATAATCAAAATCTCCATTTTTATATTCTTTTTCATATTTAAATATTATATTTCTAATTCTAAAATAATATTCTTTTTCATCTTCCTTATTATTTATATAAAAAATATATTTTTTATCTTTAAAATATTTTAT